ATCACCGGCACTGCCACTCAGACCGTCAGTTACATCCTGACATAGGAGGACACAATGAAATTTCACGATTTTAGTCCGTTCTATAGATCAGGCGAAGGTATCCGCTCCAAGGTAAGTGGAGATAGGTTGATCGATAACCCGGCTGTGGCTGATGCACAGGGTGGGGCTAGTTTCCATCTTAATGGCACGACTGATTGGGTCAAGCTCGATACGACGATGAAGTTGAATGACCAGATGTCGTATGAGATGGTGATTAAGAAAGATTCTGACCTTTCTTCTACAGCTGGTGCAGTTTTCAATCATGGGCAAGATGCTAGTAATGATGCTAGACGGTTTATTTGGTTAGAGAAGACTGGTACCTATGGTGGCATACGTAGTTATAAGACAGTTAGTGGTTCAGGGGCAAACTTTAGCACCACCGTACCCGCTGACTATTTTAGTCGTGATAGGCATATTGTGTATGTCGATGATGGTACTGCTATCAAGATATATGGGGATGGGGTGGAACTCGTAACAACAGTGGCAACTGGTAGTTACCCGACCCTATCAGGCACAAGTGTTGCCCAGTTCGATATTCAGTTGGGTGGGCGGTATACAGGGAATGGGGATAGCAATCAGACCGCTATTGCAAGTTTCTTTGACGGTTCCATCTCAAGGTTCAAAGCCCACAACCGTGCCTTATCAGCAGCCGAAGTACGAGCCAGCTACAATGGTCAGGCTGTGCCGTATGAGTACGTTGGTGCGAAGCAGGATGAGTTGGTTACTAATGGGACGTTTGAAACGGATCTGTCAGATTGGACAGAAGGTTCTGAGATTCCTGCTGCAAGAGTTACCACAAATGCTGCTACGGGTTCGGCTTCGGTTGAGTTTGCCCAATTAGCTGCGGGTGAAAGTCTGGCAGGATCATCAAACAACTGGTTCGGCGATGATTCGGTTTTCTTAAATGATGGCAAGAGGTATAAGGTTACTTTTTCTTGTGCCAGGGCATCAGGTACAGGGGTGCTTGAGGTCGGTAATGGGTACTGGGGGGCATGTCAGGTAAATGGGGCAACTGCAACTCAAATTAACAACATAGCAGATGCTGCCCTTTGGATTAAAACCCCTACAGTTAGCCAGTCTAGTGTTACCCCCAGTGTAGGCTCTTTGGCTTGGATTAAAGTTGACTACGAATTTACGACCCATGTAATAGGTGCTAGTGGTAGAGATAATCTAAATTTTGCTGTTAATGGCATTGCAACTTGGTACGTTGATGATGTCTCAGTCACCCAAATAGGCTGCGTAGCCGAATATCTGCCCAGCGGCATCAATGGTAACACCGATGGAACCAACCCGTCATGGGTCGATACGTCAGGGAATAACTTACACGGCACGACATCCACAGCCACAGCGGTCAATCACACCACGGGTGCGTTGACGATGGTGGATAACATCGTCATGGCTGATGGTAAGGGTATCGATTTCAGTGCTACGGCTGATGGGACGGGTGCAAGTAGTGTGGCAGAGGTGCTCTCTGATTATGAGACGGGGAATTGGACACCCGTCTTGTCTGACGCTTCAAGTGCTGGCAACCTGGCAGGGGTAACTGTGGCAGAGGCCAGTTATACGAAAATCGGCAGGTTAGTCACAGTCGAAACTGCGTTTCAGATAACAAGTGTTTCTGGTATGACTACGGGTGATCCACTCTATATTCAAGGATTGCCTTTCCCTAGTAGGGCGGGTGATGACGACTACCGCTCACACGGCATCGTTGGGTACTTTAGCGGCATCTCGTTTGATTCTGGGTTTACTTGGATTGCAACACGCATTGAAGGTGATGAGATTAGTTATCTGGTCTTCCAAGAAGCGGGATCGGGAGTGGCTTCTAATAAAATACTCGTTAGTCAGATTGTAGGTACTCCGTATATTCAACTTTCTCATACCTACCAGGCTTAACAAGGGGCATAAATTATGGCAACAACAATAACTGAAATAGAACAAATCGATGCAATCGAGTGCCTTGAATCGGGTGCCATTCAGGTTAAAAAAGGCACCTATTATGAAAAGACCATCAGTGGCGAGACTGGACTAGACGAGGACGGTAACGAGGTGGAGATCCCACCTGTTACTACCAAGAGTCATGTCGGTAACTGGCGTGGTGTGATCGGTCTACGTGATGAGGCCAGGGCTGCTGAACTGCTGGGTGATAGTGCTAATGTGGCAACCGCTCATTGGGCTAACTTCCCAGTACCACTAGAGAAACCTACAGATGACAACACAGTGGATGAGATTAAAGCCTATCTGGATCAGGAGAGTATTAGCTACAGTAGTGGTAACACTAAATTGGAACTATTAGCTTTAATCCCGGAATAGATGAAACTGTTCGGTAAAAAGAAACCGGATCAACCTAAAGTGAGTCGGGAACTGACCAAGCCTCACGTCAACGAGGATGCTGATCTGGTTAAACGTGAGAAACAACAGATTCGAGCTTTCAGTCAGAAGAAATTCTGGTTAAAAACCCAGAAGTTCGGTTGGTAGATATGGCATTTTGGGATCAGTTGGAAGGTGAGACAGCTACAGCTTTTCGAGCCTTCTGTGCTTATCGTGACATGGGATTGGATCGGACCCAACGCCAAGCCTGGGAAATGTTACAGCGGGCGGATGGTAAACAGACCAAATCGATGAACCCACGCTGGAAAGAGTGGCGTAAAAATTATCGATGGGATGATAGGTCTGAAGCTTTCGATGCTTATCAGGATAGTATCTTTCAGAAACGATTGATCGATACTAACATGAAATCTCGACAGAAGATGATTCGCAGTGCTCAGACCCTGCAGGAGTTCGCCGTTCAAGTTATCCATAAATCCGACATCGAGGAGATGGATAGTGACGAAGCCCGTAAACACCTCAAGACAGCGGTAACAGCTTTGAAAGACGGCATACAGTTAGAGATGTCGTTACTAGGAATTAAGACAGAACCTGGGTTCACACCCAGCTCATCGGCGCACAATGGACAACAAATCGATATTAACATCCTTATTGACCAGTTTAGAACCTTCGGAACTCGATTGGCTTCAACAGACCTCCCAAGTGTTGTATCAGAGCAACCCCAAGCTCTTAATAGCGGGGTTGACGGAAATGATCAACAGCATGGCCGGGTTGCTGAAGATTCACGATAAGTTCCGTCAGTTACGGCCGCTGATCCCCAATAACACCCAGTTAAAGATCTTGGAAACGGTCTTTAAGATGGAGTCGGAAGGGAAACCGATCAGGATCATAGCTCTAAAAGGTCGACAACAGGGGTCCAGCACCGGTATCGGCGCTTACTGTTTCTTACGGGCTTTATGTGAAGCTAACACTAACGCTCTGATAATCACTGAGGAGAAGGGTGGATCGGCTAAGAATATCTTCCAGATGTACAAGACATTTGCTGATAACTTACCCGACATGGGCGTAAAGCGTGAGTTTACAAGAGAGAACACCTTTATGAAGTTCGCCACCCCGCTCAACAGTCAGATACGGGTTGAGGGTGGAACTATCACTAGCTTTACATTCCAGGTGGTCCACTTATCAGAAGCCGCTTTCTTCCGTAACCTACGAGAAACTATCAGCATGTTGTACCAGACGGTTCCTGACACTGATAGTGCTATCTTCTTGGAATCCACAGCTAACCGACATGGTGACGATTTCTATCAAGAATGGATCAGAGCTGTTAATGGAAAATCGGACTTTTTCCCCTTATTTATTCCCTGGTTCACCCACGAAGAATATCAACGAGACTTCGATTCCGATCTAACTAAAGAACAACTAGGTAACAGTTTGGGTAACGCCGAGGGTGACGAATATGGCAACGAACAACAGTTGGTCGAAGCCCATCCAGAGTTGACCTTAGAGAAAATCAACTGGAGACGGCACGCTATTCGCAACCGATGCGCTGGCTCGATACATGAGTTTGATCGACAGTATCCAGTTAGTTGGGAAGTAGCCTTCAGGACTCAAGTAGCATCGATATTCGATCTCAACCGGATAGGTCAACTGAAAAGTAAAGCCCCAAGAGTTAAGAAGGGTCACTTTAATGAGACACCGCGTGGTGTAGAGTTCCGACCGATGGGTGTAGCTGTCTCTAAAGTTTATCGCTTCCCAGACGAAGCCTACAAATCGGGTTACATTATCGGGGCTGATGTGGCTGAGGGGTTAGATACTGGCGATTATAGTTGTGCCGTGGTAATGAAACGGTTACCGATGGAAGTGGTCTGTGTTATCCGAGCCGGTAAGGGTGAACAACTATCTCTCGATTATTTCGCTGATCAGATTAAGTGGGCAGCTAAATATTATGATAACGCTTCCATCTGTGTGGAGAGTAATGCTGATGGTAGTGCGGTCAACCTCCTACTATCGGAACGTGGAGCAGGTAATTTGTTACGAGAACGAGACATCCAGATCAGTGATTCGTCTCGATTTGGTTGGCGTAACACCTCATCCACCCGTCGGTTAGGGGTGGCCTTGTTACAGACCTACTTTAATAAGGGTGAGTTCCTGGTCTATGATGACCAGATATTGCAAGAACTGAACAACTTTGTTACCGTCAATGGCAAACCTCAAGCTGTTAAGAAGGGTCAACGGAGAAAACCGGGTGAGGATGATCAGGGTTGGTTTGATGATGGGGTCTTCGCTTGTATCTCAGCTCTGTTAGCTCACGAAGGGTTGCCAGCACCCAAACCTAGCAGATGGGTCGAGAAAAAAGAACGATTGATAGAAGAACGTAGGTGGGAGGAGGATCGTAAACCGAAATCGGTATGGGATTATGTCTGATAAAATAGAAAGTTTTGAACTGATCAACGACGAAGACGACTTACTCCAATCTATCAAAGCTATGCGGGCTGAAGCTGAAGACGCTATCAGTCAACGTATTAAGGTGGCTCGGAAATCCTGGCTGTATCTGTTGGGTAGTCAATACCTGATCGAAGAAGGTGAAGCACTGGTCGATGCTGAAGTGCCGAGCTGGAAGTTCAGGTTGACCCGTAACATCGTGGCACCGGTGGTGGATACATTAGCCCCCATTCTATCCCAAGCTCGACCTAAATACTTTATTCGAGCTGATTTCCCTGATATGGAAGCTGTTATCTCAGATAACGATATAGGGATGCCGATCCCGACGGGGATGACTGATAAAGAGTTAGCTGAGAAGTTGGAGACCATCCTAGATGCTACGCACCAACGACGAGGTGAAGGTTTAGAGATCAGTAAGCTGTTAATGGATGTGTTGGTCAACGGGACCGGGTTTCGTAAAGTCCATTATTGCCCCTATATGCAAGAGATCAAGCTACCTATTATCCCGATGGAAGATGTACTGGTCGACCCGATGGGTACTAGATTGGACTTCCAAGACTCCAAGTATGTGATTGTACGGACCTATCTGGATGCGGCTGACATCGAACACCTGTACGGAGTCAAGGAATCCGATTACGCTGATGGGTCTGATGCCGATCAATCGGCTGATCATAGTGTTAAGAGCGGTCGTGGATTCTTGCGACGGGTACGGAACTATTTCAAAGCACCACGCGGAGAACTTACCACTGAAACCCGATATGAGCGTAACAGGTATCCGGTCCTAGAGGTCTATTTCGACGCTGATCACGGGATTTCGGAAGCGTTTGATTATCGTTACGATGAGGAACGCCAACAAGCTAACCGATCCAGAGTAGTGGTATGTATCAATGAACAAAAGATAGTCTACGATCAACCCAACCCATATTGGCATAACGAGTTCCCTATTATCGGTTATACCTCATCACCGTTACCTCACGTATTTCACGGCCGATCTGAAGTAGAACCACTGTTATCGATACAAGACGGGACCAACATTCTCTATAACACTGTTATCGCTAACGCTTTACTGATGTCCAATTCACAATGGTTAATCGAGGACGGATCAGTCGATTATGGTGACTTAACTAACCAACCCGGTCTGATTGTACCGGTGGAAGATATAGGTAAAGTGCAACGAATCCCACCAGCACCCATTCCAGGGGATGTCTTGGGATTAGTCAAAGAGTTGGAACAGACAGCTCAGGAACAGGTGGCCGGTGTCAGTCCTGTTTTACAAGGTCAAGCACCCGGCTCCAACGTTTCGGGTAAGATGGTCAGTCTCCTGACCGGTAACGCTTACAACCGTCAAGTACCCAAGATCCAGAGTCTGGACGTATCCTATCGTCGCCAAGCTAGAGTGGAAGTCAGCCTGTTACAACAGTATAAAGAGTTTGATGATCCCAGAGAGACGCGAACTTATGATCAGGGTGAAAACCTGTTATTCAATGAAGCCATGCGAGAACTGTTATATAGCGTGGAAATCGAATCTAAGGCCGATGCGCCTTTGAATATGACCGACCGTATCAATTACGCTTTTGCTATGGTCCAATCTGGTGTCTTTGATGTTAAAGAATTTATCAGATACACCGGTGTCGAACTTTCTGAAGAACGGCGAGCTGAGATCTTTGATGTCATGGATCAGGCTCAAGTTCTTCAACAACAATTGGCCAACAACCCAGAGTTAGGACTGTCGGCAGACAATAATCCTGCACAACCTGGACTGGCCGAACCCAATGTAGCTAATCAGTTAGGAGTATAAGAAGCTATGAACGAGCAGCCCATCGAAACAACTCCCCAAGAGGGAACCACTGTTACCGAGGACTCGTCTGAACCCGTTGACCCGATTGAAGCCGAACTCTCGACCCTACGTGAGAAAATGGATAGCGAAAGATTAACAGCTAAACAGAAGATCACCGAAATGGGTCAGGATCGAGCCGATCTAAAAGCCCAGTTGGAATCCCAACAAGCTGAGATCGATAACTTGAGACGAGGCGGTTACGCGGACAATCAACCCCAAGAAGAAGATGTATATCAGCGGGCAGTGCGGGAAATGGCGCACGAAATTGTTGACCTAAAAACTCAACAAGCTCAACGCGACGAAGCACAAGCCGTTGATTCCAGAATCACAAAACTGCAACAACAGTTTGGGGTTAGTGTTGAAGACGCTCAGTTAATTCACGATTACAACATCCAAGGCGATTTTGAAAGCGCTTATAAGGTGGCTAATCTGAACTCGCAGCGTAATCAGAAAAAACAGAATCAAGCCCAACAGAGAGCCTCAGCCGGTGAACCATTACCTCAAGCCAGATCCAATACATCGTCACCACCGCAAGTGAGTGAAGGTGATATGGTAGAAAGGCTAGAGAAGATGAGTCCCACCGAGAGAGCTTCTGCTGTGGCTGCTAATCCGGACCTATTGCAGTATCTCGGGCGATAGGGTCAATAATACCCTACGCCATTGGGGGATTTTACAATGGCCGCAGTCGGTGGCGCATCAACTACTATTCTCGAACAGATCGAGATGGCAACTTTGCCATCTCAACAGGGGCTGAACACAGCTCTACTTTCTAAAACCAGCCCGTTATTACGGGTACTACAAGAGAATGCCAAGGAAGATACTGGCAACTCGATTCGGGCCCAAGTCCGATATAACAGGAATAAACACCAATGGTACTACGGGTCCGAGCAATTAACAGCTTGGAGAACCGATGCGACCACTGACGCTACTGACGATGTTGGTGGTGCCGGTGCGACTACCGGAGCCGGTGGTCAGTTCGCTCAGGTTGAGTATCAATGGAAAAACCTAGCTGTTAATGTTCGTATCACAGAAGATATGTTGGTGGAGAATAGTGCGCTCAACATCAACGACCTTCTTAACATAGAATCGATCGATTCTATACCGGAGAGAGACCGTAAGACAATCTTCAACATCTTCGCTCGTGAAACCGAGTTGATGGCTGATGATATGTCTAATGCTCAAGCCTACGCTTTAGCCAACCAGGAAACTGGTGGGTCTGGTGGTTTGACTAACGGTGGTAACGATCACGACGCAACTGGAGGTATTCACAGTATCTTTAGTGTGTTGGATAGTAACGATCTGGGCGGGTTCTCTCGTACAGCTTTGGGTACTTTCCAAGATCAAGCCGGAGCTGAAGACCTGGGCTTGTTGTCAGGTTACTTTAACACCCATAACACTTCAGGGTCCGATCCAGCCGACTTCACCACTAGTAATAAATGGCAAGCCAAGACCGTCAATGTCGAAACGGTTGAGGATGCTGGTGGAGCTCAACATAACCTAACCAAAGAACTGTTAGGGTTGGCTCTACACGATTGCGCTCAGGGTGGTATCGATGCGGTAGATTACGTTTTCTGTAATCCTCGTATTTATGTAGCCTTGGAAATGTTACTGGAAGGTCAAGTCCAACGTGACGACACCATGTCGAATATTGGGTTCTTGCAGAACATGACCTGGAACTCCTTCGGCACTACCATTATGGCTGACCCGTTCATTCCGACCGGTTCAGTGATCGGTATTAATACCAACCACACCTATTTAGTGAACCATGAAGCACTAAACTCCCAGTTTAGTGGGTTCAAAACTCATCCTGATCGAGCGGTGATTGAAGGTCAACTCAAGACCAAATCCCAACTAGTTTGTGATGACAGAGCCAAAAACTTCTGGATCTATTTAGGTGCTACTCCTCAAGTGGGTGGTACGTCCGTCTAACCTTTACTGATGAGTGGGGTGTTAATTCGCCTCACTCTCACTATTCTAAAACACAATGGCTTTAACATTAGAAGAACTACGAGACCGGTTAAGATTTAGACTGGGTGACCCTAGTGGTAACTTTATCAGTAAAGATGTGGTCTATTCCGGTGGTTCGGCCACTGATGAAGAAGCCAAGGTGATCAACGATTCAGCTCGGAAACTAACAGCCGATCTGTATCGGAACGGTGTTTCGATGTTGACCGGGCGAAAGAAACTGGCCATCGAACCCAATAAACGAGAATACGCCTTACCAGAAGACCTGTTAGGTGTCCAAGAATGCTTCTGGGAGGATTCAACGACCCGCTACGAGATTAAACAACGTCCGTTGCAATCCTTCAGAGATTTGGACAGTACCGACATCCAGCCCAGATATTTCGATGTTTTTGGTCAGACAGCCGAGATAATTAACGCTAGAATTTGTAACAATACAAACGATTCCACCACCGTGGCCACTATCGATGTAGCTAGTGCCGGTGATTATCAGGCCAACTTCGATACCGGTAGCGTGGTCACTGGACGCGATAAGATCTTTAATCTGAGTGACGGTAGCAGTGGGACCATCACCACAACAGCTCTCACATCGATGACAGCTTCAGCCGGCTTAACTGGTGGTAAAACCAACACTTTCAGACCAAACGACCGCATACAAATCGAGAGAGCTGAGAAAACCTTGTCTTTGTTCCATATAAACCCATTGGTATCCGACTCCAGTTACACCACCATTGCCGACGGTGTTACCACTGCCTTTACACCTACTACTCCCTACTATCTCTATGGGGCTAAGGTGTCACTATCATCCGTAGGCACAGATACACACCCCTTGAAAGTTTATCTTGAGGATGGGACCAATACGGTAGATGTCACATCTATCGATAGTCGTTCTGTGGCTACGCATGAAGTGGTGTTTCCTAACAACAAGATCTTGGATACAGACAATACCTACACGCTTTTCGTCGGCGGTTCTCACGATACTGGTAATGTTGTCAGCAGTTACGACATCTTGGGGTTTAATGGTAACGAACGTCTCAACATCTACTATGCTCGATACCCGATGAAGATGGGAACCTCGACCTATAGTGCTACCCGTTTGAGTGATCGACTGGAACTTCCAGAGACCTGTTTGGAGGCTCTGATCAATCAAGCTGTCTCGATGGCTAGTTATAAAGCTGAGGGTGGTATTAACAACGAATCGGCTCAGGCATTAGCTATGTATGAGATGGAAGTCAATAAGTTGGTCCGATTCCAGAGGACGCGTAACATCAGAGGATCACGTCAGGTCAAGAATGTGATGTACTCGGCTTACTAGATGAATGAAATGGCGACCTGTTCCCACTCCAGATCGGTTTCTGAAAGAGGTTGTACCCCAGACCATTACTCTGACTGCTGCGGTAGGGGTTTCTGTTGGCCTTGGCGACCACACTCACAGTATAGAGAATCCGGTTACAGCTACCTTCAACCTACCAAAATTGTCGGCATTTATCAATCTGACCGACCGTTCCGCGGCTCAAGGGGTGGATGTCAGCCGAGTTATCGGTCTCTACAAGATGGTTTCATCCATCGGTTTAGGCGACCATGCTAGCATTGCTGAGAACGACTTATCCTCCACTATCACACTCTACAAGATGGAGAGCTCCATCGAGTTGGGTGATAATGCGGGGGTGGCTGAGACTAATATTACGGCCGGTGTTGAACTCTACAAGATGGAGTCGTCTATCGGCTTGGGCGATAATACCCAGGTGGACGAAAACAATGTGGCTAGCACCATCACTCTCTATAAAATGGAGGGGTCTGTCGGGTTGGGCGACCATAGCCATGTTTATGAAGATAATGTCACTGGGATTATCACACTCTATAAGATGGAGTCGTCAGTCAGGTTGGGCGATCACGTCTCGATGGATGAGACCAATTATGCTAACGTTATCACCTTGTATAAGATGGAATCTTCTGTTGGCTTGGGCGATCACAGTGATGTTGATGAAAATAACGTGGTTAGTATCATCACTTTGTATAAGATGGTGTCTTCCGTCGGTCTGGGTGATCACGCTCAATTGGATGAAAACAATGTTGTTAGGACTATCACCCTGTATAAGATGGGAACATCGATGGGGTTGGGCGACCATAGTCAGGTGGATGAAACGGATGTGGCTAACATCACTACCCTGTATAAGATGGAGTCATCGGTCAGCCTGGGCGATCATAGTCAATTAGATGAGAACGATGTTGCTAATACCACAACTCTCTACAAGATGGAATCTTCGGTCGTATTGGGTGACCATTCTTCGGTCGACGAACATAACCAACCTAACGACCGCGTTACCGACGGTGTTTATTTCAAAATTAGTGTTCGTGATAGCGTAGACTCTGAGGAACAAAATAACCCAAGTGACAGAGCCTCTAGTAAAGTCGATTTCTACATCCGGGTTGACGACAGCGTTGCAGCCTATAGCCAATCCCAAGGGTCAGGGTCAGGGTCTGGGCCTTAGGGGTGAGGCCGTGGTTACAGTTCGTGACCATCGGGGTCGAGTTAAAGGACAGCAGACCATCAACAACAGCCTGACAGATGAGGTCCGGGTTAATTTGATGAAGAAGATCACAGACGGAGATGCCTACCCTGAGATATTGGTTCCGGTACGAATTATCTGTTTGTTGAGCAATATGTATTGGACTTCAATGGAGATGGTCGGGACTAATCACTCTACCAGTGGTGTTGTTAATAATCAGGTCACAACTGAGTTCAGTATCAGTGGGTCAAAACCTCTCGGCACCTTTGACGGTTCGGCTTCAATCTCCACTGTTTACCTGTTATCTAATTCGTCCCAAATTGGGTCAGCTACTGGGGATGAGATCGACCCTAATGTGCAGATCGATGATAACGACACCATTGACGTGACTTATAAGATAATACTAAGCCGCTCACCGGATGTTAGTGATGATTTAATGGTTCGGTTAGGTGACATCTTACGTGGCGTGGATCAGAATGTAACCATCAGTAGGGCCAGCCTGTATAACGGTGCCACTCACTTACAACAAACCGCCTTTACGTTACAGTGGGGTGGAACCAGTAGCTCAGCTAATATCAGATTTAACACCATCACCAGTTTACCAGATATAGCCACTTTTTATATCTATGAGGGGTCGGGCATAACGACCAAGGTTTATAGTGAAGCTATCACTGTCGATGGTTGGGGTAGCGGTGATAATGTGATCGTACCATTTTCAATTAGTTTGACGGCATAAGGAGATTTTCGATGTCAGGATTATCAGGCCAAGCAGAAATCACGATCACTAAACCGGATGGTCGACAGATTAAGCAGGTGATTAAGAATAATATAGTAGACAATGTTTATAATGAGTTGAGGGGTCAGATCGTTAGTAGTGGCGATGATTATATAAGTGGGGGGCTGATACCGACTCGGATCAAGATTACGCTCAACACTGGGGCCGTTTATTTGGCACCGTCTTCCAATGTTAGCGACGGTGGTATCAGCCTGGGTACAAATGTTTATGCGGAGTATTCCATACTAACTGCTCCGACGGGGGCTACTTTTGATACTGGCGGAGGTCCGATAGATGGTTACGTTTCGCGTGTTGACCTGATGGCTGAGAACGGGACCACAATAGTGGCGACGGCTGATACGTCGAACAACACTTTTACTCCCACCAGTACCGGGATCGCCACTGATGATGTAATCGATGATAATGACACTGTATCCTGTACCTATCGAATCCAGTTTCAGGGTTACACCGACAGTAGTCAAGAGTATGTGCATCGACTGTTACGGACCATTCAAGGTACGGCTCAGAATATTACTATGAGCATCTATCGCTTAACCGATGACGATGGAGATCAGTTGAAAACGGGTGAACTCTCAGTAGCTGGGTTGACCACGGATGACGGTACTAACGCTTATACCATTCTGGGCACAGTTATCACAGCAAAAGTGCCAGATACTCCGGTCAACCTGGAGATACTGACATCTGATAGTATTCGTATAATGAATAAGGATCTATTAACTGGTCTGGGTAACGATACTGACTTAGAAACCTTTAGTGATGGGGATACAGTAATCGTTCCCTTTGAGTTCACCTTGACCCAGTTAATAACGGCAGTCACCTAAAATGAAGAAGATCTATAAGCTAGACAACTTCAGTCGGGGTATCAACGAGAACTTGAGCGAAGCGGCCGACGACATCAAGAACTTTAACGTTCGTATCGATGGGGCTTTGGTTACTCGACCCGGTATCGATTTCGGTGGTAATGGGGGTGATTCCTTAGCCTATTATGGCAACCCACCAGGAGAGGGGCCGACCGGTACCGGAACCATGACCAATGTGGTTCAGGTTTTCTTTATCCAGGGTCGTCGTTACATCCAAACTACCACCGGGTTATGGTATAGCGGCATTTCAACCTCCTGGCTAGTCAGTAACCAGACCGGTGACATCACTGACGCTAACTTATGGACCACAGACTATTGGGCTGAGAAATATCATGTAGTGGTAGCTAATCAGGATCGAGCTTTCTTAGCCAACGGTAAATGGCAGTTCTGGATCGATGCCAGGACCAGTGAAAACTATCCCAAAATCTACCGCTGGGGGATGGATGCGCCACCCTTCGCGGCCAGTAATATTGAAGTCAACACAGCCGCAACCCAAACCGGTGGAACCATCGAAGCCGGGTTCTATGCTTATGCTATCTGCTTTCAAAACGCTTTCGGCGGGCTGAGTCCGTTGTCAGATCGGGTGGTAGTGGAACAGGAGAAGGATGGTGAAGACGGACACAAGAATAAAGCTATCATCACCCTGTTGAACACTGGCACCAACCCCATCCCGACTGATACACAGATAAAATACATCAACCTGTACCGAACGGACAAACAAGCCCCCATCCCGGCCGATGCTAGTGAGATAGAAGGAACCTTAGCCCAGAACGCGCCACTGAAACTGATTCGTCAGCACGATATTTCTGTACCTATTGGAGATCCTTCAACTTATCCATCCATCAACCATCAAGACACCGACGCTACTCGATCCTATGGGGTTTCGATGTTGTCTAGCACCGAATTTGCCAGTAAACCCCCCTCCAGTCTGAACCATATCGTGTTATATGCTGGTCGGATATGGGGTAGCATGGTGGAAGATGCCAGCCATTTAGACGAGACAACTACAGCCAGGGCTAATCTACCTGATAACGGAGATATGCTGTGTTTCTCAGCTATCGATGAGACAGCGGCTCCATTATACGATATTTGGCCTTTGGTTAAAAGTAAGGACCAGGGTGGTTGGCTGACCGATGGTGCAGAATCACCAGCTATTCCTCATCAGATCAAAACACGCGACGTTATCCGAGCTATTGGTCACAGTCGTAACTATATTGCCATCTTCGGCGATGCTTCCATTCAGTTAGGTAAAGGTCACGGGATTATTGAGGGTTTATATAATATCAGATTACCTAACACCGACTTAGACTTCTCGGAGTTCATCGATTCCATCGGTGGTAAAGATAGGTGTGTGGGTGAGATGAATGGTAACCTATATTTCCTGTCTCCGGCTGATACCCGTATCTACCGCTTGGATGTGAATGGTCAAATCACTTGGATTTCGGCCCCCATACAAGGAGCTTTGAACGATCACGGTGAATCTAAGATCAAGAATATCGTGGCTGATGATGGTCTGGTTTATGTCTTGATTGTGGCCAGTAGTGGCCAGTCAGATCTATATGTTTATGAGGAGTTTCGTAACACCTGGACTCGGTTCGATGTGGGTGATAAGAATCTGTCGAACCTGGCTGTTAATACCTTAGAGAATACTTATGTCAGCCGTGGGAACAACCATTTCTCCTCTCCATCATCGACCACTTATGCCAGTGGTAGCCCCGCCTTGTATGCAATGGGTGAGAAGTCGGGTATCACGGTGTTGTATCGGTTGTTTGATGATGAGGCTGAGACTGACGATAACTCTAGCGTGGCTGTCAGCTACACTTCCGAGGAGTTTGTCTTCGCCCGACCCACCACAATCGACACTGTTCGAGTGGGTATCGATGGGACTGCGGCTAATGTCTCTCTGAAAATCGATGTCGATGGAGAGTCTGAATCGGTAGTGATTCCCAATCCAGCTTCGTCGGTTGGTCCTACAGTCTATACTCTATCCAAATCCAACAACTACACTATTCGCCCCTTCGCTCGTGGAAACAGATTCAAAGTTAAGTTCGAGTTAAGTGGTGTCCAAACAGTAAGATTCTTAGAAATACAGTTTAGGGGGAAATAATGGCAGATTATTCGGGCGAATATAAGAGCAAGAAGAAATGGTGGTCCGATAACCAAGGTAAAGCCTCGTTAGGAGAGATCGTGTCTTTCGGTTTAGCACCTAATAAACCTGATATGGGTGAATACGCCTTCAATCGTCGCAAAGCCTTCGAGGATATGGCCGGCCAGTATACCGGTGAAGCTATGCAGGGTGCTAGCGCTATCGGTCAGCTAACTGGTCAGGGTATGAATCGACGCGGGTTGGGTGACAGTCCGTTAGGGGCTGGAATCACAGCCGGCACACAGAACCAAGCTATCCAACGTGCCATTGGTGAACTCAACCGGATGAGGTCGCAGATGGAAGGTGAAATCTCCGAGCGGGGATGGCAACAGAAAATGATGGAGTATCAGATGGAGATGCAGATGTTGTCTGATTTCATCGGTCTATTCAGTACCGCCACTGGGAGTTACCTGGGCTACCAGGGTACTCCTACCGGTCAATTAACCCCACCATCAGGAGCGTTACCATCTCAGGGGGGTGGGGCACCTCTACCGGCCGGGAGTGACTGGTCAACATGGGCATCACAATCGAGGTATGATAGATAAGATGGCTAATACAGGATTAGTAATCGCTTCCGGGTTGGCTAAAGCAGTCGACAGTTTCTTCAAAGCTCGAAAGTTACGAGATCTCAACGCTCAAGCCCAGTCTATGGAACAGATCAAGTACCTGAAAGGGTTGGAAGACCTGAATAACGCCAGGACACAGGGGGGTATTTTAACTCAGAAGAAGCAGCAGTCGGCGCAAATATTCCCCTATCAATTAACTGAGGCTGAGGGTCTTTCATCTATAGCATCCGATGAGGCTAATTTAATGAGCCAACGGGTGGGCCTAACTAAGTTGCCAGAAAAACCGAGGGCGATAGATGAGATGATGCGTCTGAGTGCCATCCAGGGTCGATCTCTGACAGGTCCAGAGATCCAGGAGATGAGTGGGACACTGGCGGGAACAAAACTACAAACTGAGATAGATCGTGTTGGGGCTATGAAGACACAGGCTGAGGAGCGCACCAAATATATCACCCAACAGGTGGCAACGAGTAAGGCTAGTGAAGGACTGATCAATCAGCGAATGGCCAACGTTCAATATAAGAATTATGCGCTAACGAAATCGGCTGAGCCTTTAGGTGATCCCGTCTTCGACCAATACTTCCCACTAGCCACCGCTTTAATAGCTGATAAACATGACCAGATCGCTGTTTATAAAAACTCTATCAGGGAGGAGTTATCTGACGGTCAAATAAATACAGCACAGGCGATGTTCCGAACAGCTACCAAGGGATCAATGTCGGCCACTGGTCGAGACAAAATGCAGCGGATGGAAATCGCGGTGGAATCTACCAGCCGGATTAAAGATGAGTTAGATGAGTATTACCGCTTAGGTGGATCGACCGGCATATTTGACGCTATGAAACAGACGTTAAGCGAAGGCGCGGCCTCTCAGGCATTCGAGAAAATAGCTGCTCAACAGATCCCAGCTTTACAGAGAGTGACATTAAGTATAAAGGATGAGTTTTTCAAGTTTCGACAAGCTGTCTCAGGAGCAGCGTTCTCAGATCAGGAGACTAAAGATTATTACAGTCTGTGGCCACAAGCCGAGTTGGCTCAATCGGTTAATGAAGGCCGGATCAATAGTATGCTGGAACGAGACAGTTTGAAGGTGGCTTATCAATATATGAGTGCGGCGGGTGTGCCGGATATTGAAACTGTAGAGAAGCTGATAGGCCAAATCTATCGTTACGATGTCTCTCAGGTGTCGAGGGTTCCTCTCACTCCAGAACAGGTAAAGGAAATGCAACAAGGGTGGGACAACCCTATAGGTCCGGCTAAAGCGGCTGAGGAACAGGACGCTAAGAGTCGTATTACGGGGGGTAAATAATGACCAGAGAACAAGCACTGGAAACATTACGACAACAAAATTACGAACATCTGAATGAAGACGATTTTCAGAGAATCGTAACTGGTGTCTATGGTCCGGCTCCAACCAGTCCCGGATTGCCGGCCGACCCTCATGCTGGCATACCCATTGTCGAACCACTAGGTGGACCGTTCGGCCCATTATTGGACAAGTTGCGACGGTTCCGAGCTGAAAACCCAGGTCTTGAAGCCCGAGACCCGGAAGGTGTTCGATCTTTCGTCAACCAACAACCAGAGTTTCAGCAGGCTATGAATGAGATTAACCGTAGTCGTCGTCAACATTACGCTGACATGGGTGTGGGTGAAGCTGCCGTCAAAGGGGCACCATCGTTACCAGGAAGATTACCGGGTGCAGTTTGGTCCGGTATTCAAGCCTTTACTCCAGCTACTATCGGCGGACCCAAAGCTGGCGGTGTCTATAAAGTCTTGCGGGAAATAATTAAAGAGTTCCCATCCTATTACGGCTTGATGTGGAGAGGAGCCACCGGTGAGGATATTACTGAACAGGAATGGGAACAGATCGCTGAACGGATGCCGACGGCTACAGCGATGGGGAAAGATACTCAAGACCTGCTGAGTGAAGGTGGTCTACAGGAACGATTAGTCGAACGACCGGAAGAAGTTCTATCGATGGGGGCTGAGTTACTGGGTCCAATAGCCCGAGTGGGTGGGATGGGTGCTCGAGCGGCTAAATTGCCCCGATTGGCTAGAGTGGCTGGTATTACGGCCGATGTAGTTGATGCGGTTGATCCCTATGCTGTGGTTCCTAATGTGGGTGGGAAGTTCTTAGAGAAATTCGCTAGAGGTGATTTCACTACCCCTTATTCCGACGCTTACAAACCGGAGGTCGACCCTGTTTTACGGAAATATTCGGAGGAGTTTGGTGGTAAACCAGGAGAGAAACCGGATACACCCATCGGGCTGGAGACTAGTGCCGAACCAGTGATCAAGCGTGAAGCGGCTGATATTATGACTGGATTCAATAAATCAGCTCGAACCCGATGGGATAATTTCACGAAGGGTATCAACAAGCTGGTCGATAAGACGATCAGTATGGCTGGTGGAACCAATATCGACACGGCTGATGTGGGTCGTCAAATAGCCATTGGTTTCGATAAACATTACAAGAAATGGAAGGCTGAGTCAGGTGCGGTCCTGGAAGCTGTTAAGAACCAGATCGGTCACCATCCAGCCAACTATAACCATACTATCGCTAAACTAGACGAGATATTAGAGGAATATTCTGTCGGTGCCATCTCGGAGAACGAGGTTGATATTCGTCGAGTTCAAACTATGCGCGACAACTTGGCGGCATATATGGGTCAAGCTGAAACTACACCCACGGCGGTATCAGGTCAACCCATAGAGGGTCAGCCTTACGAGTTTGATTCTGTTCGTAACACAGAACAGGCGCCGAATATGGGAACCCAATACGGTCAAGATATTGAACCGGCTGGTGTTTATATGACCAAGGGTACACCCCAAAGTATTCAAGGTATGCCCAATTGGGTGTCGAGTCGTGTTCGGTTCGAGAATCCTTTGGTAATCGAATGGGGTGAAGGTTATAGCCAACCAGGAAACTGGAAAAAAGTGTTGACCCAACGTTTCGACGGTAAAACTGGGGCTGAGTTAAGTGACGCTATTGCGGCTGCTGGGTATGATGGGATTGTTACGACTCGCCCCTTTCAGGGGGGGATCGAGACTTCAGAGATCGTTGATCTTAGAACAAGAGGCACATCCCCGACGGGTGGTACGGCTCCGGTCGAACCTCAGAAGCCGTGGAAGAAGTGGACCATGAACGCCCAGCGGAACTTCTTGGAATCCACAGAACCCCATCAGATGACGCGGGAACAGTTCAATTCCTGGAAGCATCTAAGTTATAAGAACGAGGTCCGGGCGGATCGGATGTCAAGAGCCTTATCGGCTGACCCTAGTAACGAACTCCCCACCGCTATCAGGAATCATTCTGAAGATTTCGGATATGAAGAAGGAGGGCCAGGGTTCGTTGAGAAGTTCATTGATATTGAACCAGACGACACAGTTACGATTTATCGGGCCATTTCGTCTGATGATCCTTCCGATGGTATTCTTCCTGGTGATTGGGTAGCACTCGAACGTTGGTACGCGGATGAACACGGGGCTGATGGATATGGTGATGTGGGGAGTAAGGTGGTCGAACTGGAAGTTCGGGCGGCTGATGTTACCTGGGCTGGTACGGATCAAAATGAATGGATATATTCACCCAGAGATTTACGTAGTCAAGAGAGTCTCGGTGCCCATGAGTCTATGATCAAGCAAGCAATGGAAGAAGGAGAGTCGATACCTCCTGAAGTGATGGCCGAATATCCTCGACTACAACAAGCCCCGTCCGGTGAGGGTGGTCCGTTATCAGTTGAGGCGTACAAGTATCCGACAGCGGATGCGTTTATTAAAGCACCTTATAAGATCGAAACAATTTTAAGCCAGAAGTATTCTGGTGTTACTGTTGATATTTCGGAAAAGAACGGCACCATAACTCTATCAAGGGTTATCGTTCCTGAATCCCAAAGGGGGGAAGGGATCGGCACCACCTTGATGGATGACCTGATTGATTATGCTGACAAAACTGGACAGAGAATCGTATTGACACCGACAGGAGATTTTGGAGGAAATGTCAAACGTCTGAAGGATTTCTATAAATCATTCGGTTTTGTTGAAAATAAGGGTCAAAGCAAGGATTTCACAACGAGAGAAACGTTTATCAGAGGTCAAGTGTCTGATGATTATGATCAACGTTTGGCTCAGTTATGGGAAGAATCCCGACAACCAGCGGTTCCCGCCACCACAACCCCCACCACACCTACAACACCGACGGGAGCATACCAGTTAGCCGGTGATACTGTTGATGGTTTAACTGTCAGAGGTGAGATCCCTAACACTGACTCTATCGGAGCTACTTTTGACGAGTATGAGGTATTAGATGGTGTCCGAGAAGTGTCGATGGATGAGTTTGGCGGGCCACAATCTGTATTCTACGCGGCTGATGATTTCAATCGCAGCAAAACTTTGGCTGAGAAAATAGAGCAGAGTGGAGAGATCAGCCCGCTGATTATTGCTGTAGATAGCGACGGCCCCTATATTTTAGAGGGGGCACATCGGTATGTTGCATTACATAATATGGGTAAAAAGTCTTTCCCGGCCATAATTGTTAAAGACCTGGACTCAGTGGACACAGCCCCCACTACACCTACAACCCCAACAGGCACTCTAACCATATCGGATCTGGATAAAGAACGATCCAGTTTCCGTCGTCAGCAAAAAGAAATCTATACCGGAGATGTGGCTGAGGTCCAGATACCTCTCAATAAAGCTTGGGGCATGCAGATCTATGATGCTATGACTGATGATATGTATGAGGCGGCTATGGCGGCTTCACCTGAAGACGCGGCTAAATTACGTCAGGGTAAGTTGGAATATTACAAAGGAACTCAGAAGTTTAACAGTATTTGGGGTAAACGGATCAAAGCACTGGTGGAAGGGACATCGAAACGGGCAGGCGGTCGATACAAAGAACTGGTAGAGAAATATATCCTCAACCCCAGTGGTAGCGGGTTTTTCAACGAGGTGGACATGCCAGCCATACTAGCCACCGTAGGTGAAGACGCGCAACAGGCTATCAAGGGTGAATTGTTGGTTCAGATCTTCGAGAGGGCTCAACCTGGAAGGGGTCGAGAGATAGGGATATTAGCCACTTCTGAAGGTGACCTGACAGCTAGCGCCTTGAGAAGATCAGTCAGCAAGGTTGACCGTAAGGTGATGACTGATGTTTTAGGTGACGATATTGTGGAGCTGATGGATGATTTACAGATGTTGCTCAACAGTTCCGGTGGTTTAAGAAGCACTATAGGTGGGTCTCAAACAGCTTACAACCAACACGCTATAAATCAGATTGCTAAGATGGCGGCGCTACTACGGTTTGGAATTGGGGCGGCTGCTGGTCAATCTGGGAGTTATCTATTCGGTGACTTACCCGGACCGGAGTGGGTAGCTGGAGCCATCATAGGGTTAGTAGGTCAACCGGTTTATGATGCTTTTCGTCAATCCAAGTTCTCCAAGAGATGGCAACTACAAGGTTACACCTTCCCAGAAACGATCCAGAAAACTGGTCGGATCATGTCAGGGGTTTCACCGGCCGCGGGATTCGTGGCCAGGGTATCGACACAACCTGAAGTCCAGCAAAGGAAACGGAGCCGAGCGATGGATGTTCTACTGGGTCTCCCATACTCATCACCGGAGGAGGGTCAGAGAGCGATGGATAAATTACTGTTGAGAAATCAGCCTAGAGACTAATGGAAGATCTACCGCACGAAACTCAGACCCAGATTGACCACGACCTGCCACATGAAATAAACTTACGTTTGCTTCAAATCGTACTATATCGTCAGCAGCGTAAGTTTATTCTAAGCATGGGGTTACTAGCGGTGATGATTAGTGCGGTGATAGGGTTGATGTTAATGGCAGCTAAAGCAGTGGAGATGTCGGATTCAGTGGAGAACCTGCTGCTGATAATTTTGACTGCTAGTGCCACCACGCAAGCCAAGCTGAGCGACTTTTATTTCTCTGATTCGGCTGACGATCAATCCATTATTAAGGAATCTACCAGCTACAGCACTAATAACAAATGATATGATAACTTGGAGAAGATAACCGGATTTCCCCGGACCCGAATTGTAGCACTCACGGCCAGCCTGGTGGATCAGGTGGAGGAACAGTGTCAAACGGCGGTGATGGATGCTTACATCGCCAAACCATTTAAGCGCCAAGACCTGATGGCTCAAATAGAATTAGCCCAACATGGCTGACAAGGAAAATGGCAACGATTTCGATGGGCGATCTGATCATGAAGTTATCGTCCTGCTCGAGTCTCAAGTCAACGACTTGCAAGACCGGTTAGGTGAAAGTGAGAAGGACCGATCCAACCTGATAATGCTTCAGGGTCAGGTTTCCATCGTTCGGCTGGTATTCGCTGGAATATGTGGGTTGTTGATGGCCACCTTAATTACCGCCGTGGCTAGTTGGTATACACCTCAGGCTAACCTATCGACTGAGAAGGTAATCGCTCTAGCGGAACGGATATTGTTGGTACTGACCGGCATTCTATCCAGTGTGGTAGCCGGATTCGGCGATAATCGCAATCATAAGGATTCGTAATTAATGCGACTGCAAAAACTGCGCAACAAAAATCACCGATTTGGTCAAGCGACAGACTATTGGTATACCGAAATTGATCAGGATGGGTTAGACCACCCCTTATTATTTTGCCCCTCAGAAATCAAATCAGCTAAGAGGAGAGCCCTACGAATGCCAAAAACTCGACCCACCCAGTGGTGGCACAGACTGCTAGGTAATAATGATGAGTGATATGGATAACATCAGAGCTCGATTACATGCTATAGAATCGACACTAACTGATCTACAGGTAGCCATTGCCCGACTGGAGACCCATCAAGCCCAATCTCACAAAACACTAGCTGTGATCGGTGGGGTAGCGGCTACGATGGTGGCTGGCATATTAGCCAAACTTCTGATAGCTTGATTATGAATGAATCCGTTATTTCTGATCAGATCAGTAATGGAGCTGGTTGGAACACTGAAATCGACCCAGGAGACGATCAAGGCTGAGTCAGAGAGTTTTGACACTGAAGCTGGTGTAAAAACCTCTCCAGGGGTGAAATCAGCCGCCCATGTTACCATCTGGGTTAAAGTAATTCTGTTAGCTATGGTGGCAGGAGACCTCCCCATCCTGGATTGGTTCAACTTATCAGGATCAGAGATATTTGAGTGGGGAGCAGTGATTTGTGTTTGCGGGGCTGGGGTGCTGGGATTAGTATCACACTGGAACTCAGCCGATAAAGATGATCAGCGAGAATCAGCCCATCAAACTCAAGCCACCCAACTATCGAAACAAAGAACTGAAGAACACCGACACCGACGACAACGACGTAAAGACTCAGATTTCTTGCCAGACCTTTAGGACTTTAGGAGAGGTGACGATTCAGACAGTAACTGAATTATCGCACCAAAGTTAAACCTTGATCTTGCAAAACTCTCCTGAAGAAACCCTGTCAGCGCCAGCAACGTTGGCAGGGTTTTTTTTATGGTATATAATAGTGCCGGTGTATTAAGTGTCGGGCTTGCGCAACCTTGGCGGGAAGGCGCAAGCCTGGCGTCTTTAAGGAGACTATTATGAAAGTTTATCGAGTAACGCACACTTACGACGATACGACCAAGACTTATTATCTACCTTCGATCTCATCCGCTACAGCCTGGAATCGGCACAATTTTAAGCAGCGCAAACAGATGCTGATTGCTAGGATAAAGAAGAAACTAACCCTCCCGCCTGAGATGGAAGGTTTTGACCCCGGTCCCAAATACGGCAGAATAACCCGCAGCGTGCTGAGAAATCTAAATATCTTCGACTATACCGATCCAGAAAAGCTGGACTTTAAGAAAAAGTGGTTCTTGTGCAATTTCTTCAGTGACGATAGTTATCTCCACCACCGAGTTCCTGGCAGCTCCTCAATATCTGTTAGTGCCGGTCGTAATTACTTCCACTTCTCATCCTGGCTCAGCCGGTACCAAAAACGAGGGGATGACCGTATACCCTAACCCTTTTCGCTTGTTTGATTGTACCCCTATACGTTACAATATAGGCAAGCAGGAGGATAATAATGGAAGTCGATTTCAGGTTGATGGATCACTTGATCCTCAATGCTGGTGGTTATACTGAGGTAGCTGAGAAGATGGGTATCAGCCGCCAGACCTTGTACCGCATCGCCAAGCCCCACAACCATAAAACACCAATACCACCAACCATAGCCCACTTGAACCAGCTAGCCGACATACTGGATCTGGAGGCCATGACGTTCCTGAAAAAAAGTGGACGCAGACGCCGTAAAAAGATCAAATAACCTTGCATCAGTGTAACTCCAGATGTTACAATAGTGTCACATCGAGCAAAGACCAGGAGACACACAGACATGAACAACGTAACCACAACCCCACTAGAAAGAATAGTATTGACTATCCCGGTGGGTAATAGTTTTGATTTAGATCCGATAGAACATGGTATTATGAGAAAAAAGGTAGTTTATAGAGTATCCAATGTTTTGGGTAAATACTACGTTGACACTCTCTTGAGAGGTCCGTTCAGTGACACATATGATGAAAACCGAGGCTGGCTAGTCGCTCATAGTTTATCCAATATGAACGATGTTAAGAACGCAATCAACGACAGTATAAATTCTTGGAACTAAGGAGATATAGATGAAACGCGGAACCAAAGTTAGAACGATTTACGGTCAGATAGAGACAGTGATGTATTCTGATTTTATTCAGGTTATCACCTACGAATCAGCCAGAGAAGGTAACTGGTATCACCCGACTAAAGTTTTTATCGTGAAGGAGACAGAATAATGACTAAGCATCAACTAGCACTGGAAACTGAACAACGTCTAAGGGATGAGATCGAACGGCTCAACAAAATCGTCATCCGTCAGCACCGAGAGATTCAGCAACTGGAGAGCACCAGTCGACAACTGAAGAATGAAGTATCCTCTTTAGAATACTACAACCGATAAGGAGATAGAATAATGGATCGAAAGCAGAAGTATCAATCAATCCGAGGCATGGTATCGATGGGTAACTTTACAGCTAACGAATACCCAAGCCGACGGGAGTTCGATAAGGCTCTGAGCGAAGGTAGAGTTTGTGGCCATTATGGTGGGGTACGACTTCGCATCAACAGCAACGACCCTTTCAAGGATTATCAGTTTATAAGTCGGGGTTTTTACAATCGGTTTTTAGGCGGAGATGGTACAGAATAATGGATTATTTCAAATTAGCCAAGAAAATCGAGAAGGACTTGAATAAGATGACCTTGGGTCAGGTGATAGACGTTCGCCGTCAGATGACGGAACAAATCGTCGATATAGAATTGACGGAGCCGGTCAAGGAGATCAAGAAATGGTATCGACAAGGGTTGGTCCAGGGAATGCCCGGTTACGTGAATGACGAGCTGTCGACCCTGATATTCCACTACCTGAACACCGTGGGTGATCAGCTTTTTGGTGATACCGATGACGATTGGAAGGATGAATCCCACTTCTGGTCGGAACTAAACTGACAACTTGACATCCTAGACGGGGTTATGATAAAGTAAGTCAATGGATATTAGATATAAAAAAAGCCCCGGCGGGAACCGAGGCGAAAAGGTGAAACCAGCTGATGGAATCGAGGCTATTGTATCAGACCTGCACCATCCGTTTCAACACTTGTTATATCCAGGTATGGAATTAGTGGCGATAACGTCCGATAACTATAATTATCGGACGTTATTTCCATCCATATCTACAGTTCCCATAGACAGACCGGTTCTAAAAAATAACTTGAGTTCAGTTCTTAAAAGTATATCAAGAAAAGTTATCGGACATTATTCAGTTCTGAATAACAGTTCGGAAAGTTTACGAGACAAGCGTCATGTCGAATTGGTCGGCATGAAAAAAGCCCCGATCAGGGGGCTTTCATCAGAAAAACAATGTTAAATCATATTTGCACGACGGAGATATTATATCATGGGAAATAAAACCCATCAAGATATTTTGGCCAAACAGCTTGGTCAAAATAGATTCAACAGGTTGTTCGCCCAACGTCATCAAGCGGATGTACCGGCTGCTTTACGAACCGAGAAATATTGCAAGATGGCACTACTCAAGCGACTGACCACTGAAGCTGATAAGTTTCTGGTGTCCATCGAGTCGGATAAGTTTCTGTCTGAGGTGAAAAATGAACGATAAAACCTTAGCTGAGCAGTTAGCTGGATTTGTCAAGATCTTAGAGATGAGATCTGATCAACAGGAATTTGGGAACAAAGCCCAACATGAATACAGCGTAGCTCGGAACCTAGTGTCACAAGCTATCACTAAAGTAAAGTATGCAGCTCAATATGCAGCTCAAGAATCTGGTGCTATCAAGGGGGTGTCAAAATGACAATAAGACATCGCACCGGTGGTGGTGACAAGTTTCAACAAGCCGACCAGATGGATGCTAAATCGATCCAAGCTTATGTCAACGATCCTAAATCATGGAACCCGATTTACCTCTGGCACGCGCCAGGGGTTCCAACATTTGCTGGGGCAGTATTGTTAGCCCAAGAATCTAAGATGACCTCCTTCGATCAATCTAAAGTGGTTCTTAAGCAGAGTAATAATGGTACTTTCAGAGCTGTGGTCACTGTTCTAAATGGATCGAGTAGTCGCGGTGGGGCTGGTTCCCACACCGATTCTATGGTGGCTCGTGGATTCGCTTATCGTAACGCTGTCCGCCAGATGGTTCTCAGTGTTGGAGGTGCCAAATGATCTATAAGAGTCAGATCATACAAGGTGATGTCCGTACCTCACTGGGCACGCTGGAAGATGCTTCTATAGATTGTGTGGTGACTAGTCCGCCATACTACGGGTTGAGAAATTACGGTGTTGATGGTCAGATCGGACTAGAATCCACCATCGACGAATACGTCGATACGATGGTTAAAGTGTTCATCGAAGTATCACGGGTGTTGAAACCTAGCGGGACATTGTGGCTCAACTTGGGTGACAGTTATACCAGTGGAGGGCGGAAAACCTGTGACCCTGGTGTCTCAGTCCTGCATCCAGCCCAACAGAAGGGGATGGTACGGCCAGAAGTACCCAACGGCCTAAAACCAAAAGATCTGTGCGGGATTCCCTGGAGAGTGGCTTTCGCTCTCCAGGCTGATGGGTGGTATCTCCGTCAAGAAATTATCTGGAGTAAACCCAACCCCATGCCGGAGAGTGTCAAGGATCGGTGTACTAAAGCCCATGAGTCGATATTTCTGTTAGCTCATGCTGAGAGTAAAGGCAAGTATTATTATGATGCTGATGCTATTCGAGAGAAATCTGAAACTCAATGGAACAGCACCCAGTTTGTGACTGAGAAACGGGTTCAACGTGACATCGGTAAAGGGTTCGGCAACCTCAACCAAGGTAATTCAGCCCATCCCGATCTTGAGCGTAACGATAGGAATAAGCGCTCAGTATGGAATATCAGCTTGAAACCCTACTCGGCTGCCCACTTCGCCACTTTCCCGCCAGAACTTCCGAGAACCTGTATTCTGGCTGGGTGTCCTGAAGATGGGACCGTACTCGACCCCTTCGCTGGGGCTGGGACCACACTGATGGTAGCTAATCAACTGCAACGACACGCCATTGGGGTGGAACTCAACCCCGATTATGCACAACTGGGTCAAGACAGAATCTATGATGATGCACCCCTGTTTAATGGGATCGGAGGATTAGCATGATTGCTATAACCGACGATCAAGGCAACGAAATCAAACATTCAGCTCACGAATGGGCTAGCATGTTAGCCCAACTGGGGTTGAGTGTAATCCCAGTGGGTGAGGATAAAACCCCGCGGATCTCTAGTTGGGCTAAGCACCAAACACGTCAACCTACATCCAAAGAGCTGTCGAATTACTTCAGTAACGGAACTACCGGCTTTGCCGTGGTTTGTGGGAAAGTCTCTGGGAATCTGGAAACACTGGACTTTGATAACAAGAACGATAATTGCGTATTTGAAGATTGGTTCGAGACGCTGAAAGATATGGATGCCGAACTGGCAGCCCGATTGTATGTGACTTCCACCCCATCCGCTGGATTTCATGTCAGATACCGTTGCCCGGATGTGATCATCAAGGGTAATCGGAAACTAGCCGTGGTGGGAGATGACACGCTGATCGAAACCCGTGGTCAAGGTGGTTACGCTCTTTGTCCACCTTCAATCGGTTACTCCAAGCACCAAGGCTCAGTCTCAGAGATACCACTACTCCAACCATGGCAACATAAATTACTGATTGACCTGTGCCGATCTTTTGGCACACCACCTGAACCTAAACCCATTCAACCCGATTCGATAACGGGTGAGCGACCTGGAGATGTCTATAATCAGTCTCCCGATATAGAATCTCAGACGACAGATCTATTGATCAAAAATGGGTGGACGATGGTAACTGAACGGGGCGACCGGATATTCTGGAAACGCCCCGGTTCAACTAATAAGTGGTCAGCTAATTATAGTAAGGAACATAAAATATTCTACTGCTTCAGCTCCGATGCAACCCCCTTCGAGCCAGATCAGGGTTACAACCCCTTTGCTGTTCTATCGTTTCTGGAGCATGGGGGTGATTTTGCAGCCGCTGCCAGGTCGTTAGCAGCGGTGACACCTGCTCCTCGTTCCGATATGTCCGTGGTTCAGGCTGAGGTTCCACCGGTTACTGATAATCAGGTGGAGACCGAAGCCGATGACGGTAGTCTCAAAGATTGGGATATGAGCGAACTCAGTACACTGATCCCTCCTAACTCCTGGCTAGAGAAATATATCGAGTATGTCTATCCCACTGTTGATTCTCCGAGTCAATTCACCCTAGCTTGTGGTTTGTCTGTTCTGTCGATGGCTATCCGCGATTCTCATATACCGTTTGGCACCTTCAGGATTAGACCTAATCTATGGATCGCTATCGTAGCTCCATCATCGATTTATCGCAAGAGTACCAGTATCCGTATCGCTCGACAGTTCCTGAACGAGTTGGAACCCGGTGTCGTCCTGCCGGATCAGATGTCTCCCGAAGCTTTCATCAGTTATCTAGCTGAAGAAAATGGGTTCGGTCTATTTCATTGGTCCGAAATGGCTAGTCAGTTACTGTCGTTCGAGAAGTCTTACATGGCTGAGTATAAGTCACTGTTGACCGAACTCTACGATTGCCCCCATCAGTTTACCCGAATGACTAAAGCTGATGGATTGGTGGAGATCGATAATCCGTTTATCAATATCCTATGCGCCTCAACTCAGAAGTGGCTTAACGACTGTTTAAGTGAGGGTAACTTGAAAGGTGGGTTTCTACCCAGATTTATCTATATTCAAGCTTCTAGTAAAGATCGGTTCGTCGGCTTTCCTCAAGCACCTGATCAGGGACTTAAACACAAGTTGCTGGATAAGCTGACTTTGATGGCTCAATCTTTTAACGGACCCATCCAGGTTGATCCCAAATCTATCGACCTCTATTCTGATCAAGCTAAAGAATTGGAACAGGCTTCGATGGGATCGGAACATGAAGGGATCGTCGGCGCTTTCTATAGTAGACTGAGTAACTATCTACTCAAGTTCGGACTGATCTACCAAGCCATGATGGACCATACTCAGACCGAGATCAGTCTGGAAGCTATGCAATATTCTGTCAGGTTGTGTCAATACTTACGCCAGAATATCGACCTGGTGATGGATCGTATTACCTACAGTCCCGATATGGCCGAACGACAGAAACTGATTGAACTGATCCGAGCTGAACCCGGTATCTCTCGATCACGTCTGTTGCGAAAGTCCCGATTGAGTGTCAAACGGATGAATGATGGACTCGATACATTGGTTCAAGCCTATCAAGTCCACGCCAAAAAATCAGTTCCTACCAGTAAAGGGGCTCCCGTAACTCAGTATTTTATGGTTAAAGGTTGATTAACAGAGTGATTTGTTTCACACTTATTTCACATTTAATTCCTATTTATTTCACACACCTCAAACCTATGCCACCATTGGGTTTAAGGGGGTTTTTGATTTATTTCACAGGCCCCCTAATATAACCCTAACGTGAATAGACCATATAAGGGACTATATATATTAAATGAAATATATATATTTACTATACGGGGCTTGGGTTTGCGATGGTGAAATAAATGTGAAACAAATGTGAAATAAAGAGAAATAAATAAGGAGACTATTATTATGGATGATAACTACATTCAAGCTAAGGGTAATGGTGACCAACACTCCATCACTCGCCTTGCTCTGGTCTGGCATCAGGATCACGACCAGCCTATGGGCGCTTGGATCAATGGACACTACTACATACTAGCTGACAATAACCCTCAAACTATAAACAGGTCGGAAGATAGAAGGAGCGAAGACCATGTTCGGATTGTTTAGGAAATCGAAACCGGTGGATAATACGGCTCGACCAGAGTTGAGCCCGGAGAATATCAAGAAGCTGGCTTGGTATCAGAATCGACTCACACTGATGATGAACTCGTTCCGCACCCAAACCGAGTTAGCCCAGTACCTGGGAATCAAACGAGCTATTCTGAATAAACTGCTCAACAAAAACGGAACCTCTACCTCCTATCTGGCTATGAGACATTTCCCCCGCACTGATCTGACTCAAGCTGACCAGTTGATTAAAGATTTTAAGGCTGATACCTATCGAGAGATTATCGAGACTGCCCGTCAAGGCAGTTCTTTCAAGAAAGAGATTCAAGATGATCCCGGCAGCTATCGTATCATCTTCGATGGCTTCGATTTCACCTCATCCATCGATTTTAACGATCACCATACCTATCCGCTGCTGGGTTGGACTTACACCCTAGCTGATGTTAAAAAGCTTCATGGCTCCATTCCTGACAAGTTCTGGGGGCAAGTATGGATTATTGTCGATTCCCGCGTTGGTGATTCAGCCGCCTATTTTCTACATAACGCCACCAAAGGTGAAGTCTTAATCCGGCTGGATAAATATAACCACCGTAAAATCACACTCTACGCGGCTAATAAGATCCTGATCGGTTCGGCCAACTTCGGCCATACTATCAATAAAGAGTGCATGGTCGAGATCACCAGCGCTAGCGATTATGGTTGGCTGATGGATAAGTTCATGCTTCATTGGGAGTCTCTGGACGAGTTTCCGGGTGCTAATTATCAATCATCTGATTCGGTTGTGCCAGTCTCAATCGATAGTCGTCGCGTGAATGGCTGATAAGTGGGTTACGGTTAAGAAAGCGGCTGAGATCGTGGGGCGGAGTCATCATACAGTATATAACTGGATCGAACGGACTCGTCGCGGTAAAGCTTCGCCAGCCTTGCTGATCAAACATTCGGAGAAGGAAAATGGTAAAGGCTGGCTGATCAATGTTAAATCACTGAGGAAAGTGAACAAAAATTCACCCCGAGTCTCCCGACCCCGATTGATACACCGACCCATTGAACAACCACCAACCAAGTTGGCTGGAACTCATAGCTGTTTCAAAGGCGGTGATTCGATGAGACGAGTCACGGCTGATCGACGGAAATGGATTAAAACTTGGGTCGATGAAGGTAAATCACTATACAGAGTGCTGGCCATATTCGACCCTAAACTACATCAAGAGATAGAACGCTTATACCGGGATGAAATAAAATCCCGTCGGAGGAGAAATGTCACTTAAGAAACTGACTGGACTATGGATTAATGAAACTAAAGAGGGCGAAAAGTATTTCAGTTCAGCCAAGTCCAAAGAGAAAACTAGGCTGGTGATGGAAGTGGAGGCTAAACTGTTCGTCTTCAAAAATAAGTATTATGAGGAAGGTAGTAATCAACCGGAATATAACCTAATGTTCGACACCGATACAGCCGAATTGATCGAGAGCGATGAGGTTGCTACACCCCCACCTTCGGCCAGGGTGGAAACTTCAGACGAACTACCCTTTTGATTTAATCGTAATTTTTGGACCATTTTGAGATTTGAAGGAATCCGAGATTCAGACGGCTATCGAGAAGGTGCTACGCATCTATGAACGGTCTGGGTCGTGTATGTACATCAAGAATAACAGCGGAGCCTATAAGACTGATCATGGTGCCTTCGTCCGCTACGGCAAACCTGGGTCGTCGGATTTCCTTCTGTTTCTCAAAGGTGGGGATAACGTGTTCTTGGAAGTGAAAACACCAAAGGGTCGCCAAACTGATCGACAGAAGGAGTTCCAACAACGAGTCGAGCGGTTAGGTCACCGCTATCAAATCGTGACATCAGCCCGCGAGGTGTGGATGATTCTGGAAAATGAAGGCTAAGAAGGGGTTCAGCGGATTGTACAGGGACGGTCCCGAATGGTCCGGCGGATTCATTAAAAGGGTTGAGATGGCTAAGAAGGAAAAGAAATCTAATAAGATGCGCCGAAAATGGGCTGACAGCTCGTTTATCTGGATCTGGGCTGGGTTACTGATGGTGATATTATCGGCC